TTCGTTGATCATATCCTCTCGTTCTTCCTCACCGAGAGTACGTTCTTGTTCAAGGAACTGCCAACCAACTTTTAACCAGCCATGACCAAAAATAAGAAAATCTTTAACAGAACGACGGAAAGGCTTACGAAAATCGTGATGTCGCCAAACATGATTAATAACCGCTTCAACAAAAGCAGCCCTGTCACTATTCTCAGGATCATTAGGAGTGACAACCACTTTAGGGTGGTTGACCGAAACAGAAGGAGCGATAACATTAACGGTGCTAAAGGCAAGATTAACAGCCACTAAATCTTCTGTAGCAGTGACACGCGGCCAATGCTTTCCTCTGTATAAATCGATCATTCTCTGCCAAACAGAGTCATAACCCATTTCTTGTCGCCAACGCGCAGCCGAATCCAACTTACGCAGGATTATTTGATGCTGTTCCGCTCTTGTTTTACGTGCCATCAGACTTTCTCTATGTTACGCCCTTGCGCTTTGGCTTCGGCGATCAGTTTGTTTTCTCTTTCGTTCAAAGTCAAATGCTGCTCGTCTAGCGGTAACCGTGAGCGGGAGACTGCTCCAGTTACGAATTTGATGCCAAGTAGTTTTTGACGACGTTCCCATAATTCATCCAGTTCAGTTTCTGATACTGGACCACGAAAATCCTGCACATACATGCAGAAATCTTCGTATGTCGCCTCGCGAGGGAGGACCGCCACGTCTATGGACGCTTTGTATGCGGTGCAGCGTTATGTCCAGCCAAATCGGGTTGTGGTGCAGAAGGTTCTACATCACCTGTTGTGCCATGCTGATTAAATGGAGTATCACGAACAGTTTGTTCTCCGTAGCCGCCAGTCATGTTAGCGTACTTCGGGCTATCAAAACGTTGACGAGGTGAATTAGGTTGTGCCGGTTCCCAAATAGGATTAGCAACAACAGAGCCACCACGCTCCATTACGTTATTACCGCCTGTAGTGCCTTTGCCATCAACATTCTGACTGGCACTGGTGTGCGATACAAATCTTGCCATTTGAACCTCCTAGGTTCTTAAATTCCCTATTAGATACAATTAAAGTGTCCCACGTACCGTATTTTGACCTATTTGTAACTGTTCTTCATCAGGTTTTTCCACCGAAGGAAGCAAATTTCTAAACCAATTGACAGTCCAATATTCGTCTTGTTTTAACGTAAATTCAGGCATAAACGCATATTGACGCATCTGATTAGCCATCGCAAGAGCCATAACACGGTCATCATGCGGGCTACCAGACATAGTTCCACGCTCATTACGCACATAAGTGCGTAACTCAGCCAAAGTAAACCTGTCATGTATCTTCAATTCATTATTTCTTAAAGCCATACCAAGATCATCAATCAACAAAGGTTTAGTAGTTCTAGTAGTTTTCCAACCAAACTCTTGAGAAATCTTAGAAGTAGCCTGATTTAACGACCTTTTACGAAAAATATTAGGATAACCCAAATGACGTAACTGTGTGATAGTGGTTAAACCGTGGTTATTAGATTCGACACAACACAACCCAGCGTTATACCACAATCCCATCATAAACACCTCGTGTGCTAACTCATCAGGTGGAATATGACCGTGCCATGCTGCAACTTGATCACCAGTACGAACATCCAACACTTGAACGCAAGAATAATCGCCATGAACTAAACCCTCAGAAGTATCAACCCCTAAACAATAAATGTGTTCTAACTCAGGCTCACGCCAAACTGTAAGCATCTTTCCTAAATTCTATAACTTTTGGACTAGGTTCACGTAAATACCCCATTTGCCCAGCCTCAACCATAGTTTTTTCCATATCTTCCAAAATATCTAAATCAAACACAGGATTACCCGACTTGATAAAAGCCTCTTCAGGGCTGCTAGGATATTCCTGAGCCAACTGCCACGCCAACATAGATTCTTTTTTAGATTCATACCAAGAATCATCTCTGTCCTCAGTAGCAGACCAAGGAAAAAACATTGGTTCAAACCTGTTAGTACCAGTTTCAGAACCAACCCACAATTGATGAAAAAAGTTACCAGAACCATTAGCAGTAGACAAACCAATGATACGTCCGCCTACGTCAGCAACAGGTTCTATAGAAGCCCACGCTTCCTCAGGGTTTGGAAGGAACGCCCATTCGTCAACCACAACCAGCGAAGCCGACTCACCTCGAGCAGGATCGGATGCTGAAGGCATCGAAGTAATCTGTGAACCATTATCAAACCCCATTTTCTGCTGGTGTTCAACCAGCGACTTAGGACCACGTTCCAACATCCACTCAGGTAAATGCTGAAAACCATATTTAGATTTCTTTAACAACAAAACAGATTCACGTTCAGTACGTGAAAGATCAATAATGTTCTGATCAGAAAAAAAGAACGCTAACCAAAACTGGTGAGCAGCAACAAGAGTAGTCCAACCAATCTGACGTGCTTTTAAGGTGAGACTGTAACGGTTGGTGGCCCAGTGTTGTAAGGCGGTGGATTGTGCGCGTCGTAAATCAAAAAGGATACGCCCATGAGCAGGATGAGCGATATGCCAATACTTATGTAGGAAATAAGACTCATCTCTTTCACAACGCCTCCACTCAGCCTCTTGTTGCAGTTCTGTTAAACGTGACATTATCCAGCCGGATGGTTAATCAAAAATTGTTCATACTTTTCCGGCGAGTCTAACACTATCGTAGTGTAAGAATAATTGCCAGCATCTTCTTTACCTAATCCAAAGGCGGCAATAATGCCGCCAACAGCAACAATCAAACCAGTGATCGCTGTAATAATTTTAATAGTATTGTTCAATCTACCTCCACAAAAATGCACTCTCCGGGGCATTCTTCAGCAGCCTCAATAACAGGCTCTACCAGATCATCAGGTACTTGAACCGAATCAGTCATATGATGCGTAGGTTCTTTAGGTATTTCAGAACCTGCTTCTTTAACATAAAAAAGCCCATCACCATGTCCATAAAAAATACTAGGACATATCTCTTCACATAAACCATCCCCCGTACAGAGGTCTTGATCAATCCAAACTTTCATCTACTGGAACCACGATTGTACGATCCGCGACAATACCCCCACCAGATACACTGTAGAAGTTCCAACTATCGCCATCATCGTTATGATTATCCAATCTTTCCCTGTAGGCGGTTTCATTCGCATGATTCACAAGTCTCAGGGTTTTCCAAACCGCAAATGAGTTCTTCATCGTCGGAAAAAACATCATATTCTTCAGATGAAAAAGCCCCATCGTATACCAGCGGAGGCCGTTCCCCAAATGTCGTCTCATCCTCATAATCAACCTTCCCCATCAACAACCCTCAGATGATGAATTTGTGCTTCCAACTCGTCAGCCAACTCAGTATCCGACATAGCGGCAGCGTCCCTGTCCTCAACAACAATCTTACGACGAGGAGTGAACTTCTCAATATATTGCAAATACAAAGACGCAGCCTGAGTGGACCCACCAACAGCCTGAGCGTGTAAAGCATCAATAACACCCTGAGTGCGCTCAGGATGAATGTTTAATTCAGCAGCGCGACGATCCCATTCTTTAGCAAAACGAGCATCACGCTTGATACGACGAATAGAATCCTCATGTATCTTATTCTCCTTAGCCCAATCTTTTTGAAATTTAGGAACCCTGTCGGGTCCCTGAAGAAGCCAGTCGAGAAGATCTCGCCATTTCTTGGGCATGGTCTTCTCGCCTGTTTCTTCATCCCATTGCCAGCCTTTGCCGCCACCGTTTTGAGCCATTGTGGTCCTTCCGTGTCCATTATTAAATGCTTTAAGTCCCACTTGTTATGTTACGGTTGTGTTACAATAGTGTTACAGTTGTGTAACTTAGCGGGACACTCTCCACATATACATGGCAGGGCATAGCCCAATTAGCCACATGCAATCACCGAAGAGTGATTCCCCTAGAGGCTAATTGGGAACATGGCATGGCAAGCACAAACCATGAAAATACTACACGCCGAACCACTGCAACGATAGAACCACCGCACCGTCCCTCCATATCTATACATACAAGGATCAGCCGATTTTTCTGGGGGTCTCCCCCCTGCCTGCTTCGCGCGCCGAGCCTAGGTTTTTGCGACAAACAGGCATGCCAGCACATTTTTTTGGGCGTTTCTGTGTTCCTGTCCTAGATAATTTTGGGCGCGAAAAAAGCCTGCCTAGATCCGTAGACCTAGACAGGCAATTTTCCAGTAGAGGGGACTACTGAGAGATGACCTAAGCGGCTATCATTTCTCGCTTGATCATTTCTTTTTTGATGGCTACCCATGTGGGCAGCATCGAGGCGTGAAGATTTCGAAGTTCGTCATCTCCTAGGTCGGCGATTGTCTTTTGAGTTGTCGCCTCTTGTGCTTTGATGCTTTTGTTGTTGCCACCAATTGCTTCGCACTCTTTTCCGAGATTGACCACTTTCTCGGTGGGAGTGGGTTCCGCTTTTTCTGGCGGGACTACAACGGGTCTAGGTTTTCCTAGACTCGCTTTGATGTATTTTTTAAGTGTTACTTCACTTTTTGCAGTGCCATTTAGAAACTGAACAAATGCTTTGTTGGCCGTGCTTACCGTGTCGACAGTTAGACCGTAGTTAGTGGCTACTGTCCTCATGTCGGTTCCAACTTTTGGAAGTTGTCCTATTTTCTTAAGACATGCCAAAAAGTTTATGACGGCTTTGATTCTGTTTTGTGATCCAGAACTAACCACGTCGGCATAAGTATTTGTTTTATTTCCATAGTCCAAAACTTTCGCATGGCTGATGTTCACCATTTGCGAAGTCTTCTGACCTAAACACTGCAAGTTAATCATCCATGTGGATTGACCACCGGCTGATTTTTTTCTAACTACGAATCCTTGTGAGTCATCCCAATTAGAAATAAGTGTGATTCCAAAAGTAGAGGCTAAATCCCATACCCATGAATCAACACTTGCTATCGCTTTACGTGCAGAGTTAATAACTCCGGTTGTAAAGATTGTTTTTACTAGGTTAGACATTTGTCTGACCCTCCTATGTTTTTATCAAACTAACCAGCTCTGGTTAGTTTGTCGTGGCAGTGATTTCCGCCACTGATAATAATATATCATTTGTTTGGTTTATATTTCGTAGAACATATACCCTGTAAATCCTGTATTTAATTATGTGCTTTTGTGTGTTTTTTTCTTTTATTTTTTTATTTTTTTGCGTTTGTTACGTGTGTGATTGTGTAATGGGGCTGGGCGTGTGGAATTGTTATATAGTTTTGGTCTGTTTTTTCGCATGGTCTGTATAGTTTGCATATAGTTTGTCATTTTTGGATATGTTTATTTTTTATGCTAGAATGTTGTGTAACAACTTTATATTGGTTTTGTGTGAAGAACCAGAACTAACCAGCACTGGTTAGTTTAACTACAGAGAAAGAAAGGAGGTGATCCACATGAGTTACAAGCCATCAGGTTTGGCAGCAATAACGTTGCCTGAGTGGGAGGTGGTTGATGCTAAGTCACTGCAACCTGCTCCTAAGACTGGGCGTTGGGTGCGTTGCCGCAATTGCGGTGAGCGTGCTGATCGCACAGGAGTTGCTACCGATCCGAGATACGGATGGGTAACAGGCTCACGTTTTGTGTGTGGGTCTGGACATATTACATACAGGAAGGGGATGGGTAATGAGTAAGCCTGTCGTTTCTAGAAATGAGGAGGGTTACCTTGAGGTGTCGAACTTCAGGGTAACCGAGCGTACGAGTGTGCATAAACGGCGCACTCCTACACGTTTGAAGGTTTACCAGATGACGCATGAGTTTGGTGATGCGACGCTGGATGATTTGCGTGCTTTACGTGCGCGATGTAATGCACAGGATCTGAAAGAGATCCGTGTCAAATAATAGAACTGACCAGCGCTGGTTAGTTAGGAAGGAGCAATGATGGCGAACATCTTGTTTTGGATGCTGCTGATTTCAGTGGTGTCTAATGTTGTGCTGTTTAATGTTAAGCAGCAATGGAAAGAGGAGTATTACGCATGTTTGCGTGATGCTCTGCAAATGAATGCAGATACTGCTGTATCTGCTGTTAGAAGCAATATCAAAAATATTAAGGAGAGTAATAATGAAACCATTTAATGGTGTACTACACAACTGGTGGTACAACGTGTATAACAACACGATTAGTGGGGATGTTTATGAGTCCCCAACTTGGGAGGATGGTAAGTGGATTACCACTTCTTCTATCAGTGTCCTTGCGACACGTACGATTATGCCTGACTTGGATAGTACGGCGTATCAGATTACTACACGCAATAGTCAGTATGAGTTGGGTGTTCCGATTGTGCTGGCGTTACCAAAGGAGGGCTGATGTCCAAAAACTTCACTAGAGGTATGATGCTAGAGGACAAGATAGCCTATTGGCTTAACCCTGAGCATGGACATGTTGTGTCTGATGATGGGTGTCTTGTTTGGCAGGGCAGACAACGTGCTGGCTATCCTGAGGTAAGTCATAGCACGGGAGGGGTGCGTAAATGGTATCGTCTGCACCGTTTAGTGTGTCAAATAATACATGGCATCTCAGATGATGAGGTGGCAAAGCATAGTTGTGGCGTGAGTTTGTGTATAAACCCTGATCATTTGAGTGCTGGCACACAGGAGGAGAACTTAGATGAAAGACATCGCACGTACTGGCTTAAGAAAAAATTAGATCATCAAATGGCAACAACTAAACATTTAATAGAGCAGATCGCTTGGTCTTGGGAGGATGATAGTCCTGTTGCTGTGTTTGATCAATGTGGTTATTTATTAAATGGATACATGGAAGGAGGTGAGTGATGCCTACTTATGAAGACAGTAACGTGCAACAGCACGTTAACAAGGATCTTATCCCAGTCTATTGTCGAGACTGTGGTGAGGATGGGTTCATTAAACCTTTTGATGGCAAACTTTTTGGCATTGAGGTTAAATGGGAATCCGATGAACAGAAAGAAAAATATGCGGAGAGTCTCAGACGGGGATGGAAATGCAATTCCTGTACGTGGCTTTCAATATAGGAAGGGGTAACTGTGAGTCAAATACATGGTTATTTAAATAGTGTGCCTGAAGATTTTGGGCATAGATGGAGTAACAATTCGGATCACACACGAGTTGAGTGTCAGTACTGCGGGGATAGTTATGGCTCTCGTCGCTGGTGCGACAATCGGCTTGTGGTGTCTGAGCAAGACAGAGATATGGATGAAGCCATGTCTCAATATTACAGTCAGGAGGCTGAATAAATAATGGAAATATCAGGTGAGATCAATATAGAAATTGATCAATATCAAGACTTCGAGGTAGAACTCGATGTCGACAGGTTGGCTGAAGAGTTAGCCTTAGACCACAACTTTGTGGATGATGCTGTTCTGCATGCACATGTAGAGGAGTATTGCGATAGTTATGTTGCTGACCGTGTGTCTGAGCGTGTTGATGAAGAGATTCAGGAACTACGTGATCAGGTTTCAGAGTTGCAACCAGATAACAACTATGTGCGGATCAACGATTTGCACACGATTATTAAAGAAATAGTGAGAGCAGAGATATCTGTTGCTTTCGCTGCTGGGCATCACAAGATGCAAGACAGATTAAATGGAAGGGATAGCAATGCATAAAAAACCACGAGTCGGACGACCAGAAGTAGGTGAATACATCTACTACAGAACGTTCGGCATGAGTATGCGTTACGTGAAAGTCACAGACGTGTACGACGATGTGAAAAACGGCAAAGCAGGCTTTGATTGTGTCGACCTACAAGGCAACACATATTGGGGTTACGATGACCAAATCATCAACGTTTTTTAGATCATCCAGTGACCGGAAGGTCGCACCTTACGGACGCAGACAGGGCAAATCCCCTAATGGGATGAAGCCACTTAAGAATAGTTTCGGCCTGCCAGCAGGCAAGGACTTTTCTTGTCTGGGTGCTACTGAATGGTGTCTGTCTAATTGTTACGCTGGGAAACTGGAGAGGTTGTTTCCCAATGTGCGTAACCTGCTGTTACACAATTGGGATGTGTATCAGGAAAACAAACAGTCTTGGCTGCTGTTGCAGGAGAAACTACGACCTATGTTGAAGGACTTTATAGATGATTGTTCTAAACGTGAGGTTGAGCCTGTGTTCAGATGGTTTTGGGATGGTGACATACCTAACCGTAACTTCGCTAAGGCTATACGCAATTTGGCGTGGGAGTATCCGAACGTCAGGTTCTGGGCGTACACCAGAAACTTTGATGCGGTTAATGATGTGATAGGTCCGCCTAACTTCATTCTGTATCTGAGTGTGGACGCTGGGAATATGTTGGGTGCGTTTGCTACAAAGCAACGGTATCCAGAGGTTAAGTTGGCGTTTTGTGCTGACACTTGGGAGGAAACAGAGAGTCTTGCTTACCAGTTTGATGGTGAGCGTAAAGGTCCCCGTTGTCCTGAACTGACCGGCAAGTTGCCGTTAGTGGTTTGGGACACGGAGAAAACAGGTCACGGTGCGTGTGTTGAATGCAACATGTGTATCGATGGCATTAACAACGTGAGGTTTGCCTCACAGAAAGGGTAACGATGATTACCAAACAACAGGTGGTCAATGCTATTGATGAAGGTCTCATTGATGGTGATGGTCACAGCATTATGGATGCCCAGTATTATTTAGGGCATGGATTCGACTGCGAGAATCTGATTACAGAATTTGAATCAGACACTAGCAGTGGTAAAACCACCATTTTCAAAGATGGTGAGATACAAGAGAAAGTTAAAGGGATTTGGTCTCTTGACTTTCATTATTGGGTAGCAGGGCAGTGCGGACTGGCACGTGGTGTTGACTACGCCGAGCAATATGGGCGTGGTTCACAAGCACAGGCTATTGCTGGTGCGCTTGTCAAATGGGCTAACCAAAAGGAGACTGTATGACAGTTATAGAAAACAGCGAGCCGCAATATGCTCGTGAAACTATGGGTGATGCTGGGGCTTTGTTCCCTGTGCATTATCCAGCAGCACAACACCATTGTCTGCGAAGAGAAGACGCTCACATTCCAACGTTTGAGAGCGGTACATATAAGAATGTGCCTTTGTACAAGTTTGTTGTCCGTGAGGACACTGGGCAGGTAGTCGGGTTGCATTCTGGGAAATACCCTGAGGTTGATGGATATCAGATGCTTGCCGACATGGCAGACATGATGTTCCCTGCATCAACTACGTCCTGTACACTCTGGGGTGCCGGTGAAAGAGTTGCTGTTACGCAACAACTTTCGGACTCCATAGATCTTGGGAATGGAGATAAAATCCAATCCCATTTAGTGTGGATCAGTTCCTTGGATGGTTCTTGGTCAACCAGTGTGTACGACATGCAACGCAGGTTCTTCTGCCAAAACCAACTAGTGGGTAGACCATTAATAAAGGTGAGGCACACGAAGAATCATGACGACATCTTTGAGATGAAAGCCACGATCCTGAAAGAGGCAGCGCAACAAGCGTTGACTTGGCAAGGTAAGGCTCTCGCTTTGAAGGAACAACCTATGATTGATTCAGAGTTTTTTGAACTGATCAATCAGTTGGTGCCTATCGAAGATGACATGTCTACTCGTAAAGAGAACTCCGTTCGGACGGCTCGTAGTTCCATGCTGTACAGGTGGGAGCAAGAGAAAAAAGAATGGGGCGATGGTAATGGTTGGCTTGCTTGGAACGCTGTTCAAGGTGCCGAGCAGCACACTGTTAACGCTGGACGTAATCGTGATAAGGCTAAGTCATTGCAGAAGGCTATCGAAGGTAAAACTCCTTTGGCTAACAAAGCGATGAGTTTGATACTGACTCAATGATCACAAAAGTATTAATGGTTGCCGTACTCAGCGGGGCTGGCAGTTGCTCGTCTCTTGGGGAACTGGTGTCGGTGTATTTTGCACCTGAAGATCAGGACCTCATGTTAGACATAGCATTCTGTGAGTCTTCCGCTGATGCGGATGACACTTACTCTTTGGCTTACAACCAGAAGAGTGGTGCGACAGGCTGGTTCCAGCACTTACCCAAGTGGTGGGATGAGCGTAGTAAAAAAGCAGGGTTCGAGGGGGCGCATATTCTCGACCCGAACGCACAAGTAGGCGTTGCTGCTTGGTTATATTATCATTTGGATAGTAATATTAGGTGGGGTGGTGCAAGCCATTGGTATCCTAGTAGACGCTGTTGGGGTGGTAAATAGAGTATGATAAATATAGAAAAGAAAGGAAAGTAATTGAAAATATTAAATGAAATGCCATCCGTTAAACGAAGTGGCAGAGAAGAACGTTACCCATGGGGCATGTGGTTCGATGGGAAGGTTCGACTACTGGAGGGGGACAAAGATTTTGATTGTCCACCTAAGAGCATGAAAGCAAATATTTATGCAGCCGCTCGTAGACACGGAGTGGAGATACAAGTTCGTTCGCTTGGCGATGACCTCGCTATTCAAGCCTCATAACCGGCGGTGCGGGGACGGGTTACCCTCCTTCTCGTCCTCGCACTGCTCCACTAGGAGGCAGGATGCGAACTGATTTGAAACTAAAACGCTCACCCATTCCGATGGGTGCTGGGCTTTCTACGATGCGCTGGATTGTATTGCAAGACGGTAGGATCAGAGAGTTGTTTAACGACAAGGAAGAAGCGTTAGATTATATTAATAGGTTAAAAGAAGACTGGTCATCTAAGGATGAATAGTTTTAAACATGGGTTGTCAGCATACAAGACTAACCGTTGCAGATGTGGTATTTGTGCAGCAGCAAATCTTGAGTATGAACGCAAACAAACTGTCGTAAGACGGAAGCGTTTTACCAATGTTGAAGACCCACATGACACCTACACACTAGGAGAAATGAAAGCCATACGACAAATGGAAGGAACATAACATGGCAACCAAGAAAGAACAGTCTGTTGAAGACAGACTAAATCAAATAGAAGCAGTAGTCTGGCCAGATGGTATAGAAGCAGGGTCTGTTGCTGACGCTATAACAGGGATAATATCCATATTCCAACACCTACTTAAAACAGTAGGAGATCACCTGAACGAACAGGTCAATAGGGATGAAGAGTTCATGCAACATATTGGATGGATATTTCAATCGTTAGGAGGAGAAATCGAAGTAGATGGACCTGAGCCTAACGATAAACCAGACCTGACAGTTATCAAAGGTGATGGCTAATGCCTCGGCTTGTAGAATTTTCATGCTATGCGGGATACCCTCTAGGGGTATCCCGCCATGCCATGTATACATGGGGTAGAATTTAAAAATGCAACCACCTGAAGATCGAATCATCCTCCGCCAATCTTGGCTCGGGCAACTCGCAATGTGTCCAGAGCGAGCCAGACAGGACATGCTCGGCATCTCCGAATCCACCGAGTCTTCCAACACTGCGATAGGCACAGCAGTCCACTATGGCATCGAACAGTGCCTGATAGAGCAAATGGAAACGGGAGATCCTCTTCCGAAATCAGAAACTATTTGTGCCTCGTTAGAAGAATGGGTTAGAAAAGAACAAGAAATAGTTAGGTGGAACCACAAGGTTGATGAGTGTGTAAAAATAATTGAAGTTAACACAGCAGCATGGTGGGATGAAGTAAGACAGGATATTAAACCAATAGCAGTTGAACACAAGTTTGAACTCCCACTGGTAGTTGATCACAAACCAGAGATTTGGTTACAGGGAACCATCGACTGTGTTCAAGAGTTTCCTCGCCCAATTGTGGATTGGAAAAATCCGGGTCGGAAACCATCAGACGATTGGGAAAAGAAACGATGGTCAGTTCAAGCCGCCGCTTACACTTGGGCTGTTTCCGCTATGGCAGATAACAATCTGACCGAGCCATTAGATTTTGAGTTCGTCTACCTTGTCAAAGGCAAGGTGTACAGAACTACAGTGAACGCAGGACCGGCGGAGTGGGCATCTTTGGTTGCGCTTGCTCGCTCCGCTGGAACACTCATATCCGCAGACCTTCCCGTCTGGCCATTAAACATGGTTGGTTGGCATTGCGCTCCTAAATGGTGCGGAGCGTGGTCAACCTGTCGGGGAAGGTTTGCGGGACCAGACCCATGGAACCAACTATAGAAAGGAAGGTAGACCCATGGCAGACAAAACAGAGAACACCATAACGGTGTTCCGTAGACAAGTTATCCAAACGGGTAACTATGAACCAGCAGAGGCATCGTGTTCAATAACGATAGCGGTGGACTCTGACGACAAAGAGGCAGTAGCCAAAGAGATAGCCGATTGGGGCGAGACTTTGGAGAT